ATGCGCGGGCTTTCGTTGATGGAGCGCTTTGCCCGGTTGCCTGTTGGCCGGCGTGCGGGACTGTTGACCGATCTGGATACTTCCCGGCGGCTGGGGCTGATGCGGGCATGGGGCTGGACGGCGCGACCGGCGCAGCTGGCACCTGACGGGGACTGGTCCCTGTGGTTGATCCTTGCCGGGCGCGGCTTTGGCAAGACCCGCGCTGGAGCGGAATGGGTGGCGGCGCAGGCGCGCCGCCACCCTGGTGCGCGCATCGCTCTGGTGGGGCAGACGGCCAAGGACGGGCTTGGGGTGATGATCGAGGGCGAGTCTGGCTTGCTGGCGGTGGGGGGAGGCGGGTTCAGGCCGGTGTGGCAGGCGGGGCGGCGGACGTTGTTGTGGCCGAACGGGGCGCGGGCGACGCTGTTTTCGGCCTTGGAGCCGGACCAGTTGCGCGGGCCGCAGTTTCATTTCGCCTGGTGCGATGAGTTGGGGGCCTGGCCGAATGCGAGGGAGACACTGGACATGCTGCGGATGGGGCTGCGGCTGGGCAGCCATCCGCGCATTGTCGCGACGACGACGCCCCGGCCGATTCCGCTGCTGCGGGATTTGATGAAGGCGCCGGGCACCGTGGTGACGCGCGGCTCGACGTTCGACAACCGGGCGCATCTGCCGGGGCAGTATCTGGCGGATGTGACGCTAAATTATGGCGGCACCTCTTTGGGGCGGCAGGAGCTGCTGGGGGAGTTGCTGGAGGCGCGCGAGGGCGCGTTGTGGACGCTGGACGGCCTGGATCGCTGCCGGGAGGCCGAGGTGCCGTCGCTGGTTCGGGTGGTGGTGGGGGTGGACCCGCCCGCCGGGCCGGGCGGGTGTGGGATCGTGGTGGCCGGGCTGGATGCCGACGGTGTGGCGCATGTGGTGGCGGATGCCAGCCTGTCTGCCGTTTCGCCGGAGGTGTGGGCGGCTGCGGTGGCGAGCGCCTATCGGCGGTTCGAGGCGGACCGGGTTGTGGCGGAAGTGAACAACGGCGGGGCGATGGTGGAAACGGTGCTGAAGGCGGCGTGCCGGGAATTGCCGTTGAAGCAGGTGCGGGCGGCCAAGGGCAAGGTGGCCCGGGCGGAGCCGGTGGCGGCTTTGTATGGCGCGGGCCGGGTTCGGCATGCGGGGGCGTTTCCGCAGCTGGAAGATGAGATGTGCGGGCTGATTTCGGGCGGCGGCTATGTGGGGCCGGGGAGTTCGCCGGATCGGGCCGATGCGCTGGTTTGGGCATTGACGGAATTGCTGCTGGGGCGGCCGGGCGCGGGGCCCGGCCTGCGGATGCTGGCGGACTGACGGGAGACCTGGAACATGGAACCTTTCTGGACGCAGGAGCCCTGGGCTTCTGCGCTGAGCTGGGCGCGCCTGCGCCTGACCGAAAGTTCGACCTGGGTCGGCTTTGCGACGATCGCGGTGGTGCTTGGGTCTGATCCGATGCAGGCGCATGGGCTGGCGCAGGCGATTTCGCTGATCATTGGTGGAGGGCTGGTGACGCTGGGACCAGACGGCAAGCGCGGAGATGATGCGTGAGCTGGGCGCGCAAGCTGTTGGGGCTGGAGGAAGCGAAGGCGCTGGCACCGCCCCGGAGTTGGCTGGGTTCGGAAGGCGGGGTGGCCGAGCCGCCGTCTGGCTATGCCGGGCAGGTGCGGGCGGCGCTGGGCAATCCGGTGGCGTTGCGGGCGATCCGGCTGGTGGCCGAGGGGCTTTCCAGTGTGAAACTGTCTGCAGCGGGTGAGGCGCATCCGGCGGTTGAGCTGCTGCCGCCTGCCTTGCTGGAGCAGCTGGCGACGCATCTGCTGCTGCATGGCAATGCCTATGTGGAAACGGGGCTGGATGCAGGCGGGCGGGCGGCGACCTTGTGGGCGCTGCGGCCTGAACGGATGCAGTTGGAGACGGATGCGCGCGGCTGGCCGCTGGGCTGGATCTATCGGGTGGGCGGGCATGTGCAGCGCTTGCCGGTTTCGGGCGATGCGGCGCGGCCGGGGCTGTTGCATCTGAAGGCGTTCGACCCGCTGGACGACCATCTGGGTTCGGGCTGTGTGGGGGCGGCGAGCGAGGGTGTTGCGCTGTTGCAGGCGGCCGGGCGCTGGAACCGATCCCTGATTGCGAATGCGGCGCGGCCTTCGGGGGCGTTGGTGCTGGACGGGGAGGATGGGCCGCTTTCCGCCGAGCAATTCTCGCGGCTGCGCGAGGAGATCGAGGCCGGGTTCCAAGGGCATCGCAATGCCGGGCGGCCGATGCTGCTGGAAGGCGGGCTGAAGTGGCAATCGCTTTCGCTGACGCCGGCCGAGATGGATTTCCAGAAGGCGCGCGAGGCGGCGGCGCGGGATGTGGCGCTGGCCTTTGGCGTGCCGCCGATGCTGCTGGGGCTGCCGGGGGATTCGACGCATGCCAATTATGCCGAGGCCAATGTGGCCTTGTGGCGGCTGACCATCTTGCCGCTGTTGAACCGGATATTGGACGGGGTTTCCCGGCATCTTTCGGTCTGGTGGCCGGGGCTGATGCTGGAGCCTGATCTGGATCTTGTGCCCGCACTTTGGGCGGATCGGGAGCGGCTGTGGCGGCATGTGGGGGCTGCCGAGTTTCTGGATGAGGATGAGAAGCGGGCGATGCTGGGGTGGGCTCCGCGTGAGGGGAGGGCCGGTTGATGGACGCACTGGTGCGGATCAGCGGCTATGTCAGCCGTTTCGACAGCGTGGACCGCGGTGGAGACATCGTGCGGCGGGCGGCGTTTCTGGGCGCGCGAGCCGATGTGCCGCTGCTGTGGCAGCATGACCCGGCCCGGCCGATCGGGCGGGTGCTGAGCCTGACCGAGGATGGTGTGGGCCTGAAGATGCTGGCCGGGGTGAGCCCGGATTGCCGCGACGGCGAGGATGCGCTGGCGCTGATGCGCAGCGGCGCGGTGGATGGATTGTCGTTCGGCTATCGCGTGAAATCTGCCAGGCCCCGGCCCGGCGGGGGGCGCGAACTGCTGAAACTGGAGCTGATCGAATGCTCGGTGGTGACGCTGCCGATGCACGGGGAGGCTCGCGTTTCGGCGGTGGGCTGAAGCGCGGTTGAAGGGGCCGGGCGACCGGCTGGAAGGGGCCCGATGGTTGGGCTCCGGTGAGGAGACATGCAGCATGGGGTATGAAACCAAGGCTGCCGCGGTGGTGACCGCGGCGGATGCGGCCGCGCAACTGGACGGTGCGGGCGCAGAGGCGCTGCGCGGCGAGCTGGATGCGCTGCGCATGGAGTTGAAACAGGATCTGGACGGGCTTTCGCGCCGGCTGGTGTCGGCTCCGCCGGTGATGGGTGGGGCGATGGCGACGCGCTCGACTGCGTTCGGCGATGCCTATCTGCGCAAGGGCATGGAAGCCGGGTTCGAGAGCAAGCGAATGTCGGTGGGCGTGGGTGGCGAAGGCGGGCTGGCGGTGCCGCTGGAGATCGACCAGCGCATCGAGACGACGCTGAAGCAGATTTCTCCGATCCGTGCTCTGGCCGATGTGGTAAAAATTGGTTCGGCCAACTATCGCAAACTGGTTGCTTCTGGCGGCTTTGCCTCTGGCTGGGTGGCCGAGACGGCGGCGCGGGCCGAGACCTCGACCCCGGTGTTTTCCGAAGTGCTGGCACCGATGGGTGAGCTGTATGCCAACCCGGCCGCCACGCAGGCGATGCTGGACGATGCGCTGTTCGATGTGGAAGGCTGGCTGGCGCAGGAAGTGGCGACCGAGTTCGCCCGTGCCGAGGGTGTGGCTTTTGTCTCTGGCAGTGGTGTTTCGCAGCCGAAGGGGTTCCTGACCTATCCGGTGGCGACGGCCGGGGATGCGACCCGCCCGTTCGGGACGCTGCAATATGTGGCGGCGGGTGCGGCCGGAGGGTTTGTCGCCTCCAACCCGCACGACAAGCTGATCGATCTGGTGCATTCGCTGCGGGCACCTTACCGGCAGGGCGCGGCCTGGGTGATGAATTCCAACACCATGGCGACGGTGCGGAAGTTCAAGGATTCGACCGGCGACTTCATCTGGAAGCCGGGCCTGCTGGAAGGGCAGGCTTCGACGCTGCTGGGCTATCCGGTGGTTGAGGTGGATGCCATGCCGGACATTGCGGCGAACAGCCTGTCCATCGGTTTTGGCCAGTTCAGGAGCGCCTATGTGATCGCAGACCGGGGCGAGACTGCCGTGCTGCGCGATCCCTATTCGAACAAGCCGTTCGTTCACTTCTATGCCACCCGACGCGTGGGCGGGGCGCTGGTGAACAGCGAGGCGCTGAAGCTGATGCGCTTCTCTGCGACCTGATCCCTTGCTGACCCCCACTTGCCGGGGGGCTTCGGCCCCCCGGTTCCTTTCCTGATCTGGCCGGAGCTGGCGATGGCGATTGTCTCGACTGCCGTTGAATCGAACGGTTGGGTGCTGGCTGTGACCGGCGATTGGCCGCAGACCGGTGGTGCCTGGGAGTTCAATGGCGCGGACCGGCCCAATGGCCGCTTCCTGCTGAGCGGCGTGGACCAGTTTCCGCTGGATCCCAAGGGTTCGCCCAAGGTGGTGCTGCAGGTTCGGACAGCCGGGTATGACCGGATTGGCGGGCAGGCGGTGGCGAATGCCGCGCGGGCGATGCAGATCGTCGCCACCAAGGTGATGCGGTTGCCGTACCCGGATGCGAAACTGCTGAACGAGACCGACAATGGCAACGGGACGCGGACCGTTCGGCTGGCGTTGAGCAAGCGGGTGCCCGCCGGGGCGAGCATCGTGCAGGCGAGTTTCGGGGCGGGCTGGAAGCAGGGCGAGGCGGCTACGGTGCTGACGGCCGTGGCGAACCAGTCTGTGCGGCAGGTGATCCCGGTGATCAGCCGGTGGGCGACGCCGAGTTATCTGCCGGTGATGGGGACCGATGACAGCCCCAATCATATCGGGCGTGTGGATTTGATCGTGGCGGCGGAGCATCCTGAGCATTTCGGCCCGGCGCGCAACCAGGCGGTTGCTGCGGTGAAGCTGACGGCGACGGATGGGACGATCACCAAGGAATATTGGTTCAGCGAGCCACAGACATCGCCTGCGCATGGTGACAATTTGCGCTGTTGGGGCGGGGAGATCGATCTTTCAGGGTTGAACCCCGGCCTGATCACCGTGCATCGCACGATGTATCCGTGGATTGGCGAGGCGCGGGTTTCCGGGACGGGGCATGTGGCTTCGGTGAGCGGCGGTGTCGGCCCTGCGCACGAAACCCCGCTGCACATGATCTATGACCCGACCGGGAGCCGCCACGGTAACCGGCGGCGCTATGTGTTTGTGGACAGTGATTCTCCGCGAGTGGCGCAGGCGGATGTGGCGAGCGTGGTGTTGCACACCGACATCGATTCCGCGCGGTCGGCACCGGTGGCGAGCAAGGCCGGCAACCTGATGGTGGCGCTGCAGGCGTTCAAGAACCTGCTGGTGGCCAGCCCGACATTGGCCCCCCCCGATGCCAATGGCGTGAGCAGCGCAACGCGGGCCTGCGATTATTGGGAAATCATCCTGACGGACGGGCAGGCGCACACCGTGGGCGGGGCGATCAGTTCTGCGGCTCCGCATTTGAACCCGTGCGAGGGGCTGACCATCGTGCGTGGCGATCCGGCTGCTGCGAATCCGCGCGCGACGACAATCTTGCGTGCGAGCACGGCGTATGTCGTGCAAAATCAGCGCTGGTGGTTTCGCGACCTGCGGCTGGAACTGGGCGGTGCCATGCTGTTCAGCGGCTCTCCGACGAGCGGCGTGGGGGTGACTGAGCGGGTGACGCTCACTGGGCGAGCCGGTTTCGAGACCAGCACGACCGGAATCTATGGATCGAGCGGGAGTTTCCAGAACCAGATTGTTGACAGCGATTCCTTCGCGCATGGCAACCAGCCCAGCGGCGTGTTGATCCGCAACATGCAGCGCACCCGGATTGCGGGTGGGACGACGTTGATCGGCGTGACCATCAACCGGGAAGCCGGCACGCAGCGGACCACCTCCGCATTCTATTTGGCGAAAGACACACCGGACCAGATGATCTGGAACTGCCGGGTCTATGAATGGCCGGGCTCTTTGATGACCGTGCTTTTGGGGGCAGGGCTATTCGGCAATCCCGCCACGATGCTCCGGCTTGCTCTGGTGAATGTGCAGCTGGAAGGGCAGGCCGGCGACCCAGCGCACCAGTTGGGGGAATATTCCTATATCCAGATGCAGGACTGCATCTGGGAAGGATGCACCCTGTTGGGTAGCCGCTATAACTGGCACAATGAAGCGCCGATGCCGTTCGTTTCGAGCGGGACGACGGTGACGGCCGGGGTGCTGAACCATGGGCTTGCGGTGGGCGAAGCGGTGAGCATCGCCGGGCTGTTGCCCGAGGCATACAACGGGACATTCACGGTGGCGAGCGTGCCGGATGTGAATCGCTTCACCTATGTGGCGGCGAGCGAGCCGGGAGCTATGGCCACTTACAAGGGTGGCACGGTTAAGCGGGTGGCGGGCGGGCCGGTGATTCCGCTGGTGCGCATGTCTTTGGAGCATAACGGCAATTGCCTTCGCAATGTGGTGTTCGACCGCAATGCGACGAAGCAGGACCAGTGGATCGCCGACGGGACGCAGACCGGTTGCTGGGAGCTGCTGTACGGAGTGGGGCAGTCCAGCGTGTTTCGCGCGAACCGGGGGGTGAACAGCCCCTTCGACTGGCAATATGCCTTTGACGGCATGGGGTCTGAAGCGGACACAGACTATGCCGTACAGACCAATCCGGCGGCCTATAAGGACTATTATGGGCTGGTGAACGACGCGACCAACAGCGGTTCGGGCACCTGGGGCGGGGATTATCGGCCGAGTGTTGCGAAGGCCAGCCGGCTGATCGGCAAGGCGACTCTGGCCGGGATCGACAGGGACATCGACGGACAGGTGCGCGGCGCTAGCTTCGCGGCCGGGGCCTATGAGGCAGACGAAGTCGTTGTGCCGGAGGTGACGCTTGCGGTGGTTTCGGCCGTGCATGGGCATGCGGCGGGCGTGGGTGTGTTGAAATGGACGGCTGGGCTGGGTCCGGCGGCGGCTGCGCACGCCCAGCTGGTGACTTCTCCGCTGTTGCTGGCGGTGCCGCCGGCGGCGGAGACGGGTGGTGGGCAGCGGACTCTGGTGGTGGGGTTCGAGGACAGGGGCATCGCGGTTTCGGGCGAATGAGGCAGCACAATTCGGGAGAATTTTGATGGGCAAATGGGTTGCAGGCGATGTGCTGGACGGTGCGCTCAGCGTGATCGCCATGGCGGATCGGATGATCGCGCTGACGGGTCAGCCGGCGTCGTTTCAGGCGGCGATTTCGGGTGGTCTGGCTGAAGCCGCAATGGCTCCGGCTGATTATACGATGCAGTCAGGTGCCGGGACCGGCAGGCGGATTGCGATTGCCGGCAAGTCCGGCGCGACGGTGACCGGTTCGGGCATCGCCGATCATATTGCGCTCGTCGATATGGCGGATGGCAAGCTTTTGTATGTGACGACCTGCCCCGCGACTTCTCTGGCGGCGGGTGGAAGCGTGAGTTTCGACGGCTGGACCGTGGAGATTGGGGCACCGGCCTGAGCGCGGGTTGGAGGAGATGGACATGTTCCTGAAGGATCCGGACGCGGTGCTTGACTATCAGGTCGACTGGGCCGCGGCGATTTCGGGCGGGCAGGCGGTGGTGGCCAGCAGCTGGGCGGTTTCCCCCGTGGAGAGCGGCGGGCTGGTGGTGCTGGAGTCCGGGCTGGACGGCGCGATGGCGCGGGTGCGGCTGGGGGGCGGGGTTGTCGGCCACGTGTATGAGGTGCGGAATCGCGCGGGCTTTTCCGACCTGACGGTGGATGAGCGCAGCCTTGTGCTGCGGGTGGAGGATCGCTGATGCCGAGCATCGAGAAGACGCCGCCTGCGGCCGCGCTGGCGGAACTGAAAGCCTATCTGCGGATCGAGGACAGCGGGGAGGATGCGCTGTTGTCTCAGCTGTTGCGCGCCGCGACCGAAACCGTGGAGGCCATGTTGGGGCTGCTGCTGTTCGAGCGCGAGGTGGAGGAGCGGGGCGAGGTGCGGGACGGCGCGTTGCGTCTGGTGGCGGAGCCTGCGCGCAGTCTGGTGAGCGCTGAGGCTGTGGCGGCGGACGGGACTGGGCGGGTTCTGGCGGCCGGCGAGGGGCAGTTTCGGGTTGGCCGCTATGGCGAGGGACGGCTGGACGTGCCTGCGTTCCCGGACTGCCAGCAACTGGTGGTGCGTTATCGCGCGGGGATGGCGAGCGACTGGAACTGGGTACCCGAAGTGCTGCGGCTTTCGGTGATCCGGGCGGCGGCGCATTTCCATGCGCATCGGGATGCCCCCGACGAGCCGGGTGTGCCGCCCGCCGTGCGCCGCATGCTGACGCCCTGGCGGGCGCGGCGGATTCGTTAGGAGGCAGACATGGCCGAACTGGCTGGGAGGCTTTCGGAGCGGGTGCGCTTCGAAGGCCGGGATGACGTGCGCGGTGCGGCTGGCGAGCGCGAGGGCGGGTGGCATTTGCGCTTTGAGCGCTGGGCGCGGGTGGAGTTGCTGTCTCGGTTCGAAGGTGTGACGCCGCGGGCGGATACGCGGCAGTCTGCGCGGCGCTGGCGGCTGGAATTGCGCGACGGGGTACGGCCGACGCTGGACATGCGGATCCGCTGGCGGGGTGAGCTGATGCTGCCGACCGCCATCGAGACCGATCCTGCGAAGCCCGGCCGCATCATCCTTTGGGCCGAGGACTGGAACGACTGAGGAGGCAGCATGAAGGCAAGCCTGGAACTGCAGCGCCTTGTGGCGTCTGCACTGGCGGAGGATGCGCATCTTGCGGCGCGCGCCATCGCCGTTTTCGACGGGCCGCCGGCCAACGCCCGCCCGCCTTATCTTTCGATCGGCGGCGATACTGTGGTGAGCCGGGCCTGGCAGGGCGGCGAAGGGACCGAGCATCGGTTCACGATCAGCCTGTGGGACAATCGCGACAGTCTGGCCGAGGCGAAGGCGGTTCTGGCGGACGTGGAGCGGGCGGTACTGGCGATTCCGGCCTTTCGGCCCGGGCTGCGGCTGATCGGATTGCGGCTGGCGCGCGGCAGCGTGCGGCGCACGGCAAAGAACTGGATGCTGGGTCAGCTGGAATTCCGGACCCTGAGCGTGATGGAGAATTGACATGGCGGTTGAGAGTGGAGCGGCATTCCTGCTGAAGATCAGCGATGGCGGCACGCCTGAGACGTTCCGCACAGTGGCAGGCCTGCGCACGACGCAGTTGAGCCTGTCTGCCGAGCCGGTGGTGGTGACACACAAAGGCTCTGGCGGGTGGCGGCAGTTGCTGCCTTCTGGCGGGATCCGGGCGGTTTCGATCAGTGGGGCTGGGGTGTTCACCGGGTCTCAGGCGGAAGTGCAGTTGAAGAACCGTTTGCTGAACGGAGCGCTGGACCGGTTTGAGGTGAGTTTTGAAGGCGGCGAGCGGCTGCGCGGGGCGTTTCAGGTGACCCGGCTGGACTATGCCGGGGATTTCAATGGCGAGCGCAGCTACACGCTTTCGCTGGAGAGTTCCGGGCAGGTGGAGAGCCTGTGAGCGCGAACCCCGTGCGGGGCGAGGTTGCATTGCCGTTGGGCGGTGTTGCGCGGGTATTGCGACCGAGTTTTTCGGCGCTTGTTGCGGCGGAGGAAGAGGCCGGGAGCCTGTTCCTGATGCTGGACCGGGCGGCGAGCGGGCAGGCGCGGATTTCTGACATGAGTGCCTTGTTCTGGAATTGTCTGGGCGACCGGCAGGACGGCGAGGGGCGCGCTTCGTTCGAGGCGGCGCTGCTGGCGCAAGGGGTGGCGGCCTTGCTGCCGGTTTATCGCGCCCTGCTGTCGGCCGTGTTCGGCGGGCGCTGATGCAGCTGTTTGCCGATTTGGCCCGGCGTGCAGCGTTGGTAGCGACCGGGCAGTTGGGTTGGTCTCCAGATGAGTTCTGGCGGTCGACGGCGGCCGAGCTGGCGTTGGCCATCGAGGGCCGGGCGGGGCCGGGAGAGCCTGCGCCGCTGGACCGGCGTGAATTGGAACGGATGCAGCGGGGAGCAAGCGATGGACGATGAACTGGATGCGCTGGCCGTTCAGGTACGGGCTGATACGCGTGGCTTTACCGACGATGTGGGCGAGATGCGCGGCGTGCTGCGCGAGGGGCTGGGGCGTGAGGCTGACAGTGTTAGCCGTGGGATCGAGCAATCCTTGCGGCGGGCGGCGCGGAGCGGGCGGCTGGAATTCGAGGATCTGGGCAGGGCGGCGGCGAGGGCGCTGGGCGAGATTGCGGGCGCGGCGTTGAAGCTGGATGGGGCCGGGCTGTCCGGTTTGCTGGGGCAAACCGGGACCGGGTTGCTCGGGCTGCCGGGGCGGGCGACCGGCGGGCCGGTGGCGCCGGGACGGGCCTATGTGGTGGGGGAGCGGGGACCGGAGTGGTTCGTACCGACATCAAGCGGACGGATCGAAACCGGATCGGGCGGCGGGCAGCAGGTTCGGCTGACCGTGAACATGAACGGCGGAAGTCGGCAGGATAGTGAGTTCATGGCGCCGACTGCACGTCAGCTGGCGCGCGAGGTGCGCCGGGCACTGGAGCGGGCCAATGGTTGAGGTTCCGGCCTATCTTGCCAGCCGCGAGGATCAGGTGCGGACGGGTTGGGTGAAGCGATTCCGGCCGCAGCTGTGGACCGTCGATTTTGCCCGGCCGATGATGGCTGCTGTGACGGCTCCGCAGCTGGGGCTTGTGCGGCTGGATCTGGACTTTCTGACGAAGGGTGATCTGGCGGGGCTGATCTGGGAGAGCGAGGATCGCTGGTCTCACCCGTTGCTCGCTTATGCGACCGACCGGGACTATCGCGGCTGCCGCTTGCGGTTCGACTGGGTTTCGGGGCCGGGGGTGATGGCGCTGGATGCGCTGAACGGGCCGGTGTTGACGCTGGAGGGTCGGGATGCGGCCGGTGTTGCGCGCACCTGGTATGTGCGGCTGTGGAATTATGCCGTTGTTTCCGGGACTTCTGCAGCGATTTCGCTGGAGTTCGACCAGTTGAGGGCTGGGTTCGGGACGGATGGCGAGCCGGTTTATGCCGGTGATATCGACCGGATGTTCATCTCCATGGTGCCTGTGGGGTTCGATGGAAGTTCGGGGGCGCTCGCGGCACCGGTTTCGAGCTGGGTGGAGCTTCGCAATCTGCGGGCGGACGGGCTTCGCACGATGCTGGCCGTGGGGGATGCGTTTCTGCCGCCGCATGGGCTTCGCATGTCCTCTGGCTATGATGACAGTTATCATCAGGCACCTGAGCGGCTGATCGAGCAATGGGAGGCGCTGGGGTATCGGGCGCTGGCCAACCATTATGTGGGGATGAGCCATTATTATGCGCTGTCTCATGTAGGGGCAGGGCGGTTCGAGGTGGCGGGTGGGTTGTGCGGGGCTGCTGTGGCCTGGCACCGGCGGTTGCTGCAGGCTGGCGGGGAGGCGGGGTTTGAGCTGATCCTTTCGCTGTCATTCGAGTTGTTTGATGCCAATGCGCCTGCGGGTTGGGCCCAGCGGGACAAGGATGGCGAGCGGGCGCTGACGGGGTGGCTTCCGCCTTCGACATTGCTTTCGCCCTGCAATGGGCAGGCAATGGGGTGGTTGCAGGGGATTGCACGAGCCTTTGCCGGGCTGGCGGCGGAGACCAGCCAGCTTGTGCAGTTTCAGGTGGGTGAGCCCTGGTGGTGGGTGGGGCAGGCCGGAAAGCCCTGTTTTTATGATGCCGCGACGGTGGGTCGATGGACGGTGGAGACCGGCTCGACGCCTCCGTTGATGGCGGATGTGGTTGGCGGACGGACGGCGGCGGAGCGGGCGTTTCTGGATTGGCTGGGTGCGCGACTGGCGGAGGCGACGCTGGCGTTGAGTGGGGCGGCGGCATCTGTGACGGGGGCGGGCTATCGCTCCCATCTACTGTTCTATGCGCCGCAGGTGTTGGACGTGGATAAGCCGGAGCTTTGGCGCGCCAACATGCCGGTGGGTTGGGCGTGGCCGGCATGGGATGTGCTGCAGCTGGAAGACTATGACTTTGTGACCGCCGGGAACGAGGCGGGCATGGCGCGGGGCGTTGAGGCGGTGGATGCCCGGCTTGGCTATCCGGCTGAGGCTCAGCATTACCTCGCGGGTTTCGTGCTGAACGCGGCGGATGCGCAGAAGCAGTGGCCGTTGATTGCGGCGGCTGCGGCGCATGCGCGGGATCGGGGGGTGGCCGAGCATTTTCTGTGGGCGTGGCCGCAGGTGGCTCGCGACGGTTTCACCTGGCTTGAGCTTGGGCCTGCGCCCGGGGCGGAGGATGTGATGGACGAATTTCATGATGTGCGCTTTCCGCTGGATACGGGCTTCGAAGCCGTGGGCGGACCGGGGTTTTCGACGCAGGTGGCGGTGCTGGCCTCTGGCTATGAGCAACGCAATGCGATGTGGCAGGGGGCGCGGCTGTCTTACGACGCCGGGTTGGGGGTGCGATCGGAAGCTGATCTGGCGTTGCTGCTGGCGTTTTTCCGGGCACGGCGGGGGCGGGCGATCGCGTTCCGCTTTCGTGACCCGATGGATTGGACCAGCGCGCCGTTCGGCGAGGCTGTTTCGGCAGAGGATCAGCTGTTGGGCGTTGGCGACGGACAAGCGCTGAGTTTCCAGTTGGTCAAGCGCTATGGTGCTGAGGCAGGATCCGAGGTGCGCAGGATCAGTCGGCCGTATGACGGGAGCGTGCGGATATCCGTGGGGGGTGTCGAGCCGGATGGTGGGTGGACGTTGCAACCCGGCGGGTTGATCCGCTTCGAAGATCCGCCGGGCGCGGGAGCCGAGGTGCGGGCTGGGTTCGAGTTCGATGTGCCAGTGCGGTTCGACGTGGATCGGCTGCAGATTTCTCTGAGCGGTGTGCGGGCCGGTGAGGCACAGGCCGTGCCGCTGGTGGAGGTGTTTGAATGAACGCAGGGCCGCAATGGCTTGACCGGCCGCTGACCAGCATCGCCTTGTGCTGGCGGCTGGTGCGGGCCGATGGGCTGGCTCTGGGATTCACCAGCCATGACCGCGACCTGAGAGTGAACGGCCTTCTGTATCGGGCAGGACCGGGGATGACACCTTCGTCTGTGAGCCAGTACGCCGAGTTGGAGCCAGACAACATGGAGATCGGGGGCGTTCTGGACGATCGCTCGATCCGGGCGTTCGACCTGGATTCGGGGCGTTGGTTGAATGCGCGGATCGAGTTGTTCGCTTGCGACTGGAGCGAACCGGATACGCCGCTGGCATTGTTGCGAGGCGCGCTGGGGCAGGTGAGCCGGAGCCTTGCGGCTAGCGGCGGAAGTTATCGGGTGGATTTGCGCAGCGGGGCCTATGCGCTGAATCTGCTGCCGCCGATGGAGCTGTCTCCGACATGCCGGGCGCGACTGGGCGACGGGCGTTGCGGGGTGGATATGGCTGGTCGCGTGCGGCGTCTGGCGGTGTCTGGCGGTGGCGGGTCGGAGTTGCTGTTGCAGGCGGAACTGGCTGATGCGGCAGATTTTTCCGGCGGTCGAGTGCGGGTGCTGGACGGCATGCTGGCCGGGCTGGATTTTGGTGTGATCGAGGTGGCGGGGGCGGTGGTCCGGCTGGATTCGCTGTTGCCCGCAGCGATTGAGCCGGGGACGCGGGTTCGGTTGAGCGAAGGTTGTGACAAGCGTTTCGCGACCTGCCGGGATCGGTTCCAGAATGCCGAGGCGTTTGATGGCGAGCCGCACGTGCCGGGTGCCGATACACTGGTGCGCTATGTCGACCCCTGAGCGGCACCCTAACGCCGATGCAATCGTGGCGGGCGCGCGATCTGCGATTGGCACTGCTTTCCGCCCTCAGGGCAGGGGCATTGGAGGGCTGGACTGTCTGGGGCTTGTGCTTCGCGCGGCGGCGCAAGCCGGGGTCGAGGCTGGAATCGGGCCGCAATTGCTGCGCGGGCATACGATGGAGTCTGCACGGGACATGCTTCGCGAGGTCGGTTGCAGGGAGTTGCCGCTGGCGGCGATGCAGCCCGGAGACGTGTTGCTGTGCAATCCGGCGGTGCGGCAGGTTCACTTAGCGGTTCGCACCGAGCTGGGCGTTGTGGAGGCCTGCGCGCGGTTGCGTCGGGTTGTGGAGAGGCCCGGGCTGGACGGTGCGCTGTGGCGTTCGGTCTGGCGCTTACCCGAAGGAGGTGAGTGATGGCGTCGGTGTTGTTTTCAACCATCGGGCAGGCCGTGGGCGGGCCCTTTGCTGCCGGAATCGGTGCTACGGTGGGGGCGAGCCTGGATTCGGCGCTGACGCGTCGCGGGAGCGCTGACGACAGCTATGTTCAGCAATCCGCCTATGGCGAGGAAGTGCGGGCGCTGTTTGGTACGACCCGAAGTGCGGGCCATCTGGTATGGGCATTGCCGCCTGCCGCCGGCGGGGGACGCAAGGGCGACGGACGGCGGGAAGCAGATGCAAGTTTTGCGATCGCAGTTTCGACCGGGCCGGTGCTGGAGATCGGGCGCATATGGGCGGACGGCCGGGAAATCCGGTCTGCGGACGGCGTGTTCGCGTTCGATGTGACCATGCGCTTGCATAGCGCACCTGTTGCACGGCCGGATCCGCTGATTGTTGCGGCGGAGGGAGCTGGTGGGGCACCGGCTTTGCGTGGTTTGAGCCATGTTGTTTTCGAGGGTTTTCCGCTTGGCTCGTTCGGCAATCGCATTCCGAGCCTGAGCTTCGAGTTGGTGGCGGACCGGGATACGCCGGATGCCTGGCTTGGGGTGGTTGCGGCCGACGCAGGCATTTCCGTTGGGCAGGGGGCCTCGCCCATTGCCGCGACCGGATTCGTGTCTTCGGGGGCGGCGCGATCGGACGATCTGCAACGGCTTGCCCGGATGTCGGGCGCGGAGCTTGCACTGGTTGATGGTCGCTTGAGGCTGGGCGGGGCGGCGCGTGAGTTTGACGTGCCGTTTGACGAGCGGCTCCAGCCCGGAGGCGATACGGATTTAGAGCAGCAGTCGGTGAGGACCGAGCCCCCCACGGCCGTGAGTCTGATCTACATCGATCCCGATCGGGAATATCAACGGGGGCTTCAGCGTGCGGCACGGGACCGGGCCGGGCGGCAGGTGCAGTTGAGCTGGGCAATGAGTTCGTCCGCCGCGGGAGCGATGGAGTTGAGCCGTCGACTGCTGCTGCGGGAAGAGGCGGGGTGCGATCGCATCAGCCTTCAGCTTCCGCCGCGCTGGCTTCATCTGTCTGTTGGCGATGAGATTCTGCTGGAGGATGGCGGGCGGTGGCGGATCATTCGGCGGGATATCCGCAACTTTGTTGTGACGGTGGAAGCTGAGCGTAATGTTGTCGTGGGTAGTTTGCCGCCCGCCTCATCCGATCCGGGGAGGAGTCTGCCGCTTCCGGTGATGCCAGTGGGGCCTACGAGCCTGACTGTGTTTGAAACGCCTGTTCCCGTGTTTGGCGATGGATCGACGGTGATGGTGGCCGGCGGCGGAGATGCCTCGTGGCGTGGTGCTGACATTGGTGTGATGACCAATGGAGAAGTGAAGAGCATCGGACGACTGGAGGCTGGCAGGGCGTTTGGGACCTTGCTGTCGCCATTGCCGATGGGGCCGGACACCATATGGGACGAGCGGAATGTCATTCTGGTAGATGTGCCTGGCAGCGAGAGTCTGTTGAGCCGTGACGGAATTGCGGTTCTGTCTGGCGCGGGGCTGATTCGAGTTGGCAACGAACTGATTCAGGTTCGGGACGTTCAGCGGCAGGGGGATGGGGCGCTGCGGCTTTCGGGGTTGTTGCGCAATCGGTTTGGAACGCGTGGGCCTGATACCGGGTGGCCGATTGGAACGCCGATGGTGGAATTGCCGGCTTCGGGCGTTCCGAGCCTTTCGATTTCCGCTGAGATGATTGGTCGCGAACAATTGATTCTGGCCGAAGGGCGCGGGGATCCGCCGGGCGGCACGGAGTTTTCCTATCATGTGGAGGGGCGGGGGCTGGCACCTCTTGCGCCTGTTCATGTGTCTGCGCGGATTCGGGCCGATGGGGTGTTCGAGTGCCGCTGGGTGGAGCGGCGACGCTCGGCGTGGATTTGGTCGGACGAAGGGGTATTGCCGGCTCAGCAGTTCGTCTGGTGGTTGCGTGCTCCGGGGGGAGAGGTGCGAAATCTGGCTGTGAGCGGATCGCAGTTGCTTCTGGATGCGCAGCAGCGGTTGGCGTTGTTGGGTACGCCCTGGTCGTTGGGGGAGTGCCGATTGGAGGCTGTCGGCGATGGGCCTGAATGGGTTCGTTGTTCGCCTTGGGTGAATTTCTGA